CGCTGCTGTCCTCACACGGGCCGCAGCACGTTCCCATGCGTTGCTCGCCGCTGTACCCGCCTACGCCCTCCGGCGGGCGACAGTGGCACGGTGATTGACACGTGACGAAGGGCTCGTGCAGCACCCAGTGGCCCGGCGGTCCTTCTGCCCAGAAATACGGGCAGTCTCCGTCGCAAGGGCAACACTCGTCGCTGCCCTGCGAGACATCGCTGCTCTGCGAGACGTCGCTGCCCTGCGAGACGTCGCTGCCCTGCGAGACGTCGCTGCCCTGCGAAGGCTCACTTCCTTGCGACGCCTCACTGTCTTGCGACAACTCACTGCCCTCGGATGCGTCGCTGGCTTCGGATAGCTCGCTCGTCTCCGATCCTTCGCTACCTTCCGATGCCTCGCTGCCTGATTGGCCGCTGGCTGATTGGCCGCTGTCCGACTGTTGGCTGCTGGATCGTTCGCTATCAGACCATTCGCTGTCCGACTGCTCGCTGCTGGATCGTTCGCTGCTGGACGGCTCGCTGCTGGATCGTTTGCTGCTGGACGGTTGACTGCTAGATTCCTCGCTGCTCGATGATCCGCTGCTCGATGATCCGCTGCTCGACGGCTCGCTGCTCGAGGAGCACTCTTCCCAGTTGAGGACATACCTGGTACCAGACTTCAGCAGTGCTGTAGGGACGAGCAGACCGCCCGGGACGTCGTCGCAATAGATGTTGTAGACCGGCAGCTGATACGGGTTGCCGTATCCGTCGACGATCCGCGTCATAGTTTTGGCGGCGCCCCGCGTGGCCGGCGCGGTCTCGACCTCCTTGTACACGTTGCACCAGGCGGAGAAGATCCGCCGCTTCCGGCGGCGCGGGATGCCGGCCGCCGGCGTCAGGACGACGTAATCGTCGGGCGCCTTGGGCGGCTCGGGCGGCCCGTCGCGCAGATCGCCGCCGGCCATCCGCTTGACGCGGTCGATGGTCCAGCGGATTTCGCGGAGCAGCTCGGGGCCGATCGTGGTGATTTTGGGCGGCATTGGATTTGGCGAACGGTGGGCGTTAGCCCACCGGTGATCGGTAATCAAAGCAAGCTCTCGGCCAGCCGGGCGGCGCGGTCGGCCCATTGATCCAGGACCGTGCGATCTGTGGCAGACCACGTCGGTTGATCGTCGGAGTCGTACAGCAGCCGTTGGGACTCTGCGCACCAGGCCACGGCGATCGTGTCGGCCAGCGTGGCGGCCGGGACGTCGGTCGGCGCGACCAGGGGCCGCAAGGCGGCGGCCAGGGTGTCTTGCCAGCGCGCGTAGTATTCCGACGCCCAGTCGCGGAAGCTGGCCGGCTTGTCCATCGCGGCCGCCAGGCGTTGGCGCTCGACGCCCGCCAGGTCCTGCAGGCGGGCCGTGATCACGGCCTGCAGGCGGGCGGCAGAGGGGTCGGACGGGTCGGACGAGTCGGACTGGTCGGACGGGTCAGATTTGTCTGCCTGTCTTCGGACGTCGATCGCCGGATTCTGGAGTTCATCACCGCCGTCGATCGGGTCCAGGTCCAGGATCTCGCGGGCTTCGTTGGGCGTGATCAGGCGGCCGCGGACGCCCATCGTCAGCGTCTGGTACGTCGTGTACGTGTCCGATCGCAGCAAGGCGCCGGTGGACCATCGCCAGAAATGGCTGTCGGCTAGCTTCTCCCGCTCGCGCAAGAGTTTCCGCCAGCACTCTTCTTGCCACTTGACGAGCCAGGGGTTCAGGCAGTTGATCAGCTCCGCGAGCTGCTTCTGCTCGAGGCTGTTGTAGCTGACGGAGGATTCGATTCCGAGCATGGATTCCAGCAGGAACCACAGGCCGGCTTCCTCGCGCTGGAAGCCGCGGCTTTCGACGGATTGCATCTCCTGGCCGGTCTGGGCAATTTTGCTGGCCTTGATGCCCTCGCGTAACAGGCCGGTCTTGCCGCGGTTGTCGAGGCCCTCGTGCGCGTCGCGGAAGGCGTTCAAGAACTTCTTGGCCTCCTCATCATCGGCGAAGACACCCTGGGGAGCCTCGAGCAGCAGGCCCGGGATCCCGTAGTTGGCGTGCAGGCGGGAGGCGGCCTTTTCCTCGGCCAGGCCGAGGCCCCAGGAATTGCGGGCCAAATCGAACAGAGCAAAGCCGGCCAGGCCGTCGTAGCCGAGGCCGGCCACGTGCAGGACGTCCTCGTCGCGAAACTTGAACGTCTCCTTGTGGCCGGTTTCGTCGACGGCGATTTCGGACACGTGCCACTTGACGCCGTTGACCAGCACCGTGGTTGTGTCGTCGGGCAGCAGCGGTACCAGTTCGGCCGGATCGCCGCGGCGATCGCGGACGATCACGGCGCGGCCGTTGCCCCACAGCAGCGCGTGATACTGCAGCACCTCCTTGAAAATCGCCGGGGTCATCAACGCGTTGGGCTGGTTCTTGAGCAGCCGATAGGCCGGGTGCTTGACGGCGCGTTGTTTGGTGCGTGCGCTGGTCTGCTCGTACAGGACCAGGGGGAGTTGGGACAATCGGCCGCAGATCCGGTTGACAGCGTTCCAGACGGGAGCGTAGCGCAGGGCCGTCTTGCCGTCGACCGCAACTCCGGACTCAGATTCTCGCTCCTGGTGAATCCAGGACACGAACCAGCTGGCCGGCTTGGACGTGGTGGAAGCGAGCCAACGGCGGATGCGTGTCAAGATGCGCATGGTGTTTCCCTGTTTAACCGCAGGCCCAACGGGCCGCGCGGAGGTAATTCGAGCCTTGCCACCCGGACCTACTGATTTCGAGCCTTTTTTGACCCCATGTTTTGCATCCGTAGGCTAGGGTACGGGTGCAAAGTTTTTCGCGGCCGATCCGGCACGGCCAACAAAGTAGGCCGTGCCACAGCTAAACCAGGAACAACTCGCCTTTCGCCCGGCGCGGCATGCGTAGCGCTACGTCCAGAGCCATGATGGAGGCGACGATTCCGTCGATGGTCCGGTGATCGCCGTGCCTCTGTTTGACGGGCCGGATGTTGCCGCTGGGATCCGTCTTCACCCGCACGTGTCCGGCCTGCCACTGCAGGACCAGGTGCCCGTTGTTCCGCAAAGCCCGGGCCTTGATCAGCCGCTCGAACTCGGCCGTGGGGTGGGCGTAGCGGTTGATGGTCTGCCGGAACTCTTGCCGCTTGATCGCGTATTGCCGCTCGAGGTCTTGCGTCAGACTCTCCGCGTTCCACGGGTCGAAGGCCAGCTCGTGAATCCGGTACTTGCGCGAGGCCGCCCCAATGTGCAGCCGGATCGCGTCGTAATCGCACACGTCGCCCTCGGTCAGCGTGATCAGTCCCATGTCCGCCCAGGACCGATAAGGCACGATGTCCTTGCGCTTCTCCGCCGTCTCGGCCGGCAACCAAAACCACGGCAGCAGCCGGAACACGTCCTCCTCGGATTCGTCCGGAAACACCATGCAGAAGGACGCGGTGTCCAGGATCTTGGCCAAGTCGAGCCCGGCTCCGCAGCGTTTGCCCGCCAGTTCGTCCGGCGTGAATTCCTCCCGGCAGGCAATCCAGGCTCCCATGTCCAGCCAAGGATGTTCCGCGGTGGCCCAAATGTTGAAGCTGTAGCGGAGGAAGCTGGACCGGCTGGTGGGAGTCTTGACGGCCTCTTCCACGTCGCGGCCGAACTCCGCCTCGTCGATCGTGCTGCCGATCGACGGATTGCTCGAGCGCCAAACTTTGCGGTTGAAAATCTTGTCGGCCTCGACGTCGGCCGGCTGGGCCTCGTAGATCAGGGCGAAGAAGCGATCGTCTACAATCGAGCCGTCCAGCACGCCCTTGGCGTACTGGTACTGCTCGTAGCACACGCTGGTCAGATCGTCGCCGGCCGTGGTGATGACGAACAGCAGCGGCTGCCGGCGGGCCCGGCCGGCGTAGCGGAGTGCGTCCCACAGCTCGCGGCCCTGCCACACGTGCAGCTCGTCGATGATCAGCCCGTGGGCGTTCAGCCCCTCTTTGCCGGCCGCGGCCGAGCTGAGCGCTTTGTAGACGCTGTTCGAATCCGGATGCGTGATCACGTGCGTCGAGCGGTTGACCTTCAGGACCAGGCTGAGCGAATCGCTGGCGTCGACCATCCGGATCGCTTCGCCATGCACGATCGACGCCTGGTCCCGGTCGGCCGCGGCCGAGTAGACCTCGGCCCCTTGTTCGCCGTCTCCCACCAGCAGATACAGGCCGATGCCAGCGGCCAGCGTCGACTTGCCATTCTTTTTCGGGATCTCGACGAACGCCTTCCGATACCGGCGCGTCCCGTCCGGACGCAGCCAGCCGAACAGCGGTTGGACCAGCTCGTCCCGTTGCCAGTCGAGCAGCTCGAACGGCTTGCCGGCCCATTGGCCCTTGCTGTGCTGCAGCAAGGCGGGGAAGAACTCCGTCACGTAATCCGCGTGCCGCGGCGAGAAGTAGCAGCCGGCCTGCGCCGCTCGCTCGTCGGCCTCGGAGCGCAGCCATCGCAGCCAGCCTTCGCGTTTGGCGCGAGCTCGAACGGCGGTGAGGGATAGCTTGCGCACGCTGCAGCATGGGAATGAGGGGAAGAATAAGATTGATACGGATCAAGCAGGTTTCCGAGTTAGGAACTGTTGCAACGGATCGGTCTTGGCCGGGCGGTTCGCCGCGGCCAGGTTCGTCCGGGCGCGAGGCGTCAGGCCCAGCTGCTCGCCCAGCTTGCGGATCACGTCGATCGCCTTTCGCCGTTTGAGCACGGCCGGATGGAGGCCGACATAGCCCTTGTCCGTTTCGAAGTACTCGCCCTGCTTTTTGATCGTCGCGTTGGCGTCGGCCAGCTGCTGCCAGGCGTCGCAGTACAGCGCCACCGCGTCGCGGTCGCGATCGTCGATCAGCCGGCGGTCGGCCAGCAGGGCATGGATCTCCGCCCACTTCGCCGCGGCCACGGGTCCCAGCCAGGCCGGCACGCCGGCCGGATCGTCGGCGGTTATTGCCGGGGCAATTACCGGTAATCGCTTGCGTTTGGCTTTCGGTCTGGGCTTGGGCTTGGCCTGCGGCTTTCGCTTCACCGGTTTTCCCGGGCTGTTTTTGCGTCGTGACACTTTTTGCATAACGCTTGCCAGTTGCGGCGGTCCCAAAATCTTGGATCGGCCTGGCCGGCGTGGCCGTGTATGTGGTCGACGACCGTGGCCGGCACCACGCGGCCGGCCTGGTCGCACAGCACGCACAGCGGATGCGCGGCCAAATACGTCTCCCGTTCCCGCCGCCAGTTGCGGTCGTACCCGCGCCGGGCGGCCGACTCGCGGCGCGGCCGCGGCCGCCGCGGTGGCAAGGCTCGAGTCGGCACCTTACTGCGTCCCCGCCGGTTTGAGCGTGCGGGCGATCGGCGCGTCCGGATCGGGGAGGATGTGCGACTGGCGGATCCGCTCCGCTGCCCGCTCCTCGCGATCGCGGAGGCACGGTCGCTCGTCCAGCAGGTCCCCGAGCCGGCTGTAGGCCGTCGTATTCTTGCTCACCAGGTCAACCAGTTCCGAGCGCACGAACCGCTGCAGCTCCCGGTGATCGATCCACAGCTGGCGGACGATGTACCCGAGGACTCCAAACCCGCTCAGCACCAGCAGCACCAGCAGCGCCGCCACCCAGCCCGACTCCGTTGCCGCAGTTTTGACGACTTCGTCCACGTCAGCTCTCCTTCGGTTCTTCCACGACCAAACGCAGCGACAGCGGCAGCTCGGACACCTTGCCTGAGAGAAAATCCATCAGCGTCGCGTCCCCGGTGCGCACCAGTTGCAGGGTCACCCCGTCCTGTAGATCCTCCAGCAGCCCTACGGCCGCCTCGCGGATCGCAGAGATGGTCGCCTGGGCCTGCCCCATCGTCGCGTGGGCGTTGCCCTCGAGCCTGTCCAGCCGGCCGCGTAATCCGCCGTTGCGTCGTCGTGCCATTGGGTTGCTCCTTTGCCCCGTTGGCCACCAGTCACCGGGGGGCTAACGCCGCCCCGTTCGCCGTCAGACGCTGCTGGCTTCGTCGATGGCTTCTTGCCAGATCGACGGGCCGGCGGCCGTCGCGGCTCTGGCGTCCAGCTCGGCCAACACGGCCGTCTGCAGGGCGTCGGTTGCCGCGGCAACTCGGAAGATGCCGCGCACGCCTTGCTCCTGGACCACGCGCCGGCAGCGGAGCCGCAGGCCGGCCAGTTGCAACTGCGTGCGCCTGCCGCCGGCGAATGCTTCCAAATCGGCGGCCGAATTGAAACAGCTTTGGATCAGCTCCAACACGACGGGCAGCAGCGTGGTGATCAGCGTCAACCAATCGAAGCCCGCGCGTTTCATGCGCCCTTGCACCGCGCCGCAGAAGTCTTGCAACAGATTCACAGACGTATCCTTTCGAAAGGGTTTACCCCGCCGGCTGCAGCCAGTCGTCCGGGGTGGTCATCGACTCGATCGCATACGCGCTTCCCACTGCGGCCCGCACGGTGCGGGTGCTGTCCCAGCGGACCACGTCGTAGGAATCGACGTAGCCCAGCAGCTGCTGGGTGGGATTCCAAATTGCGTAAGGAATCGCGTGGCCGTTGCGGCCCGCCCCGACGGCTCGGCCGCGTAAGACCAGGCAGACCATTTGCTCCCAGGTCACCGGGATGATGATCTCCAACGGCCGAAAGTGCCGCGCCGTCGCTTCCCACCCCGGCGGGAACTTGGACAGCGGCACCCAGTCCCCAGAGGCCTGGTTGACGCCGCCTTTGCCCTGGGTGCCGACGATCGCGTGACGGAAGCCGTAATCGCGAGGCTGGATCGTCTCCGGCAGGAAGCCGCGCCGTTGGGCGATCTCGAGCACGCCCCGCGTCGAGGCCCCGCCGCGAATGCGCGGATTGGCCTCCGCGTAGATCGACAGCGGCGACAGCCAGACGCTGCCCGTGGTGGCACTCAGCGGCAGCCGCTGGCCGGCCACGGGTGGCCCGAGCATCACGCTGCGTTGGCGATTGCGGCACGCCTCCGCGACGGCTCGCAGCGCGTGACAGGTGCATTCGTGCGTGGGGCTCTGGTTCGTGAATCGGTCCAGCCAGTTGATCGGCCAGGTTTTGTACTCGTCGTTTTGGCGGGCGGCGTCTGCCCAGTCCCGAGGCTCGATCCAGAGGTGCTGTGGGAACTCCCTGGCCGCATCGCCGGCGGCGTCCCAAAGCGTGTCCGCCGAGTCCTCTGCCGCGCACAGTTCGGGATACCCGTCGTGCTCCGGCAGGTGGACGTCGATCAGTCTGGGATCTACGGGAGCGAAGCTGCTCACTTCAGCGCCTCCAACACCTCGTCCGCAGTCTTGGGGTCTTTTACGACCCGCAACACCTGGTCCCCAGCCACGACGACCAGACACGGCAGCCCTGCAGATTTCGCAGCCTGCAACTGCGCGCGGTACTGGGCGGGCACCTGGCCGGTCCCGGACGTGGTGTCCTGCTCAAACACGCTAGCGACGATGCCAGAGCCGGCCGCGTTCAGGCGGTCGAGGGCTGCTTGGACGGCTCGCGGCGGGTTGTGCTGGTCCTTTTCGTAGATGTAGGTCACCGCCGTCGCTTGGGGTTGCGGCGGCGGCTTGGTAGGGTCCGTTGGCTCGTCAGGCGGCGGTGGCGGCGGAACCTCTGCGCCGCGCAGGACCACCGTGTGTGTGGCCATGTCAGCCGCCGGCCCGCCGGCGGAGTCGGTGCCGCTGACAATCAGGACGAAGCGATAGGCGCCAGGCGTCGGGCTGGCCATGATGCACTTGAGGGCCTGCTCGACGGGCAGGAAGCTGGTCTCCTCGGGAGACGCCGCCAGCAGCCACAGCCGACCCATGCCAATCGACTCGCTGGCGTCCAGCACGACCAGGGCGCCGCAACGAGCCTCCCTGGGCCCGGTAATCACGGCTTTGGGAGCCTGTGCCGCGGCGACTGCGCACGCCAAGACAATCGGCAGGACCCCAAGGATTGCGAGTGTGCGGCGTGTCATGGTGTTGGTCCCCGTGGCAGGGTCTCCAGTCTCCTCCGGAAGCGTTTACAATTCCGCACCAGGCAGCGGCAGGTGGGGTAATAATAGGTGACCGCTCCGCGCGTCGAGCCGGCGCGATAGGGGGCGGCGCAATGCGGGCACAGCGGCCGGTCGGCTGGCCGGCGGCGCGCGTACCGGATGCGTCCCTGCTCAGGTCCGCGCATCAAAGATGGCCTCCATGCCCCCGCCGGCCAAGTTGCGGCTGACCATAGCCGATCCCTCTCTTGCGGACACCGGCGGATTTACAATCGAAGTCCCCGTGCCACTCAGCGGCGGCAGCCGCCGCGACGCTTGCGCTTCCGCGGCTTGGCCAGGTGTGCCTCGCGCAGAATCCGCTGCAGGGTGCTGGTCCGCTGAGGATTCGGCATCCGCGCGGCACGCTCGACGCGGGCCAGCTGGTCCTCGCTCAGTTGGCCGCGAGCGATCAGTGCGTCGCGGACCGAGTAGCCGAGCTTCTCCATCAGGATCGCGGCGACGTTCAGTAGCTGCAGCCGGCGGCGGCGGGCCTCTTCGTCGGCGATGGCTTGGGCGTCGAAGGCGTTCATGGGATCACCGGTGGGCTCACGTCCACCGTTCGCCAAGTACGTCGATCACTTCTTGCGCTTGCGGTCGCGCATCCGGACGACCGACCCGTTGGCGTCCTGGATCTGGAGTTCCCAGCGTTTCATGGCCACGGGCTTGAACACTTTGTCCTGGTCCTCGAACAGGTCGACCAGCACGGCATAGAGGCCGTCGCCGAGGGGGAAGCGGCGATTGGCTTTCAGTTTCTTGCGGATCTCGTTCAGCAGCTCGTCGGCGGCGCCGTAACAGGCGGCTCCGATGGCCAGCTTTTGGCGGTACTGTTTGATCAGGCCGTGGAGTTGTTCGCGCGGCGTTTGCCGGACGATCGGGAGGATCTGCTGTTTCGTCTTCGTGACGGCGCGTCGGGGCATCCTTGCCTCCTGGCGAACGGTGGGCGTTAGCCCACCGGTGGGCTAACGCCCACCGTTCGCCCGTTGTGTAAAAGCCGGGCTCGCGTCCAGCGATTTGGTGTCGCGTCCTGCAACTCCCGGCATTCGGCAGGGCGGCCGAATTTGTGGGGCAAAAAAAAAGCAGGGCGACGCGAGATCCGATTCGCGTAGCCCTGCCGATGGGAATACTGTAGACTCAGACAGCGTTAACCGCAAGACGAATCGCGCGGAATTGCAGGGAGGACTGATAGCATGTCCGGAGTGTTTTACGTGCGGGTCTCGCCCGCGGAGCATGAGCGGACGGCCGCCGCGGCGCAGGCGGCGCGGGTATCGCTGCAGGAGTTTTGCGCGGCCGCGATCCAGGAGGCGACCGATCGCTGGTCCCCGTTGCGCCCGCCCGTGGCCGAGGCGTGTACGGACGCCGACGAGCTGGCCGAGCCGGTTATTGCCGGGGCAATGGTCGGCGAGGCCGCGTAACGCGTGGCACGGCTTACTTTGTTAGCCGTGCCGGAGCAGGCACGGCCAACACAGTAGGCCGTGCGACTCAGCGCTGACGGGCCCTGGCCGCGCGCACGCGGGCCGCGATCGCGGGCAGGTCGGACACCACGCGGCCGGGCTCTTGAATCCGGGAGGTCGACGGCGGGGGCGGCGGATCGGCGGCCAGCAGCCCCGCCGGCGTGTGCTTGAAGCGGCCGGCGCGGACTTGGGCGGCGACGCCCGTCTTGAGGTCCCCGACTCTGTCGGCAAAGCCCCGCTCGACCGCCTCGGCCGGGCCCATCCAGGTCTCGGCCTTGACCCATTCTTGGATCTGGGAGCGCGTGCTCTTGTCGCCTACGCGGGCCTCGTAGGTGTTGAGAATCGTTTCGTCGACCTCCGCCAGCGTGCGGGCCACGGTCTCGAAATCGTCGGAGTTGCCCTCGGCGATCGTCCAGGCCTGGTGAATCATCAGCATGGCGTTGCCGGCGATCACGATCTCGTCGCCCGCCATCGCGATCACGCTGGCGGTCGACGCGGCCAGGGCGTCCACGTGGACCTCGACGCGGGCCCCGCGGCGGGCCAGGGCGTTGTAGATCGCGACGCCCTCGAACACGTCCCCGCCTTCGGAGTTGATGCGGACCAGCAGCTCGGAGCCGGGGTCGAGCTGGGCGAGCAGCTGCAAGACGCCCTCGGCCGAGATGACGTCGTCGCCGGCCCACCAGCTGGGCTTGGCCACCAGGCCGTACAGATACAGTGCGGGCACATCGCCGGAGAGATCAAGTTTGAGCATGTCGAGGGTCCTTAGTCAGTGATCAGTGGGGGCGAACGGTGGGCGTTAGCCCACCGGTGGGCTAACGCCCACCGTTCGCCAAGTCGGGTCCGGGGATCACCAGGACGCGGACGGTGACCGTGGTACCAGGATTCGCAGGGCGCAGGATCACGCGGGCCTCGGGAGCGAGCCACAGGATGGTTGCGCCGGGCAGTCCGCTGCCGGGCTGGGCAGGTCGGATCTCTTGCCAGGCTGTTGGCAGCGGCGGATCGTCGCCGGCGGTCAGGCCCACGTGGAGCACGGCCGCGGCGATCGCCGCGGCCTCTTCCGGCGTGGGGCGGACCTGCAGGCCCTCGCCGGAGACGTTCCAGACGATCACGGCGCGCGGGTTGACCAGCGCGCCGTAGCTGACGAGCACGGGACCGGAGACGCGGAGGATCTGCTTGTGCGGCAGGTCGACGCTGTCGATCAGCTCGCCGTAGCGGCAGTCGATCGGCGTCTGGTCGCCCAGCGGGTGGAAGAACGCGCCGGTGGCGGCGATGGACAGGCGGCAGTGATCAGTGTGCATGGTAATCGGTGATCGGTAATCGGTAATCGGTAATCGGCGAACGGTGGGAGTTAGCCCACCGGTGGGCAGCTTCGCAGCGCCCACCCGTGGGCTAACGCCCACGGTTCGCCTACAGTAGCGACGCCGGCCAGCCGGCGGCGGCGAAGTTGCGCTGTTTCGGCCGTTGGAACGTCTTGGTCACCAGGGCGGCGCCGGGGGCCAGCGCGTTGCCCGAGCCGTCAAGGAAGGTGCGGGCGTTTTCTTCCCGCTCGTCTTTGTATTGGACGTAGCGCGCCGGGGAACTGCCGGCGACTTTCACGCGCGTGCCCTCGTCCGGGACGACGATGTCCCAGTTGGGCAACCGCAGCTCGAACGTGAATCGCACGACGAAGTAGAAATAGCACGTGCCGAACAGCACTCGCTCCCAGGGCCCCGTGGTGCATTTGATCGACCGCGCCGGCATACTCCACCAGGTCGCGTTGTTGTAGCTGTCGGCGTAATCCGCCAGCCAGTTGAGGTTGATCCAGCTGACGTTCATCTCCAGCTCGACAACCGGCGTGGATTCGGTGTCTTGCACAATCGGCCCGGTGTACCGTTGCTCGGCCGAGTTCTTGATCGCCGCGCCGGCGTTGTCGTACAGCAGCTCTTTGGTCTGCTGTTGGAATGTCCCCTTCACACGGTGCGGCTCGAGCAACGGATCCTCCACGGCGGACGTGGTACACCGCTTGGCCGGCCGCGTGGTGAACACACACTGGACGTCCCAGAGCTTGCGGAGCGCCTCGACCTTCTTGAGCTTGGCCGAGCCCTTGCGATTGTAGAACGCCCAGGCGTTGCCGCCCCAGGCTCCGAGCGATGCCCCTGGTACCGGGAGCCCGCTGGCTGTCATCGCCACGTCCGGCCCGTCCGTTGCGCTGGTGGTCTCGACGGGGAAGGTCAGCGTGTACGTCGCGTTGCCCTCGTCGTCGAAATCGGCCGACCAGTCGCTCACGCCTTTGGTTGCGTTGGCGGTCATGCCCTGACCTCCTCGATCACGATGCCCTCCTTGCTGACCAGTGCCTCTATCCCTTTGGCGATCTTGACAAGCCACGGCAGCTGCTCGTCCTTGCGTGGCTGGCCTAAATCCACGGCCTGAAACGCGCGGGCCGCCTCCTCGGCCGTAATGCCCTGCCGCTGGGCCGTCGCGGCGATCGGCGGCACGTCCGGAGCCGGCGGCGTGGGCTCCCAGCCAGGCTGGA